TCGACTGTCGGAGCAGTAACTAACTCTAATCTATGTTGCAGAGGTAAATTCATTGTTACTCTTTCACAGCTGTCTTTTTCTCAACAACTTGCTTTGTTGCCTTTTCTACTTTCTTCTCTTCAACAATTTCAGCTATGCCGCGCTCAACGTATCTTTGCAGAGCGTCAGGGTCATTAATTTCGACAATATCACCAACGCTATTACTGAAACCAATACCAGCCATACTTTGAAGTAATCTTACTTTTGCCATGTTTATATTCCTTAAAAAAAGTGAGGGGGTTGTTTCCCCCTCACACTGCCATTTAAGCTTGGGTTAGCGCTTTGATTGCGCCCGTGTCTGACAAGCAACCGTCAAAACGGATATAACCTAAGACCCCAACATCAGGAGCAAAACGCTCTCTAAGCACTGTTATAGATGGAGCGCCTATCTTACGAACGTAGAAACTGCTCATGTCACCAAACAAGACTGACTTGTTACCAGTAGCGATAGATGCCATGTCCTGATTGACCATTACCGGATAGCCTAAAACTGTTTGAGGCATGTCAGCAGCATAACCGCCAATCTCCCACAAATATCTATTTTGACTGTCTTTCAGTTTCCGAACAGCTGATAGTGTGCTGTCATTCATCATCATAGCAACATTACCGCCTTTTCGATATGCTGGATCTACTGAGTGAACTAAGTCAATCAATTCATCAGCTGCAATTGCTGTCGCTGAGGCTGCTGTTATTCCAGCGCCAGCATTGGTTGCAATTCCTTCAACATCACTAGAACCTGATCCAGTTGTAAGTTTTGCGTTAGCAATACGGGCTAATCTGATTCCCAACAGTCTACCTAAGAGGCTTTCCATGTTAAGCACTGAGTCCTGCTGCATCTCGTGAGAGAAACGGATAAATTCAGTATTGAAGCCGAAAGCATTTATCTGCTTCTGCCCAAAAGTTACATCTTTTCCACCGTCATCAGTTGGCGCAACGCCCTCAGTATGAGCTTCAGCAGTTACCGTTGTGTCATCAACAGTTGGGATTTTAAAAGGCTCACCACTTGTTGTATTAATAGTTGTGAACATGGTTGAGGTGTACATTTCACCGTGAGCTTTCATTGTCTCGATGATGACGTTTGAAAGGGTTTCTGGAACAGTAAAACCGCCTGACGTATTAGTGCCAGTTACTTGCACACGTTTTTCTATCAGTGCTTGCCTAGCTTCTGGTGAAACGTCAGCTAGACCACCTTTAGAAACGTACTCCATGAACGCAGCGCGATATTCCATAGTCTCGCCTTGATCTGTAGCTGGAGCAGTACGCCCTTCTACTTCTGGAAGCTTTGACGTGTCAGGTGCTTCTATTGCGGCCTGAGCTTTATTAAGTCTTTCCTCACGATCAGCGCGTGCCGCTAGCTTGTCGTGATCTTCCATCATAGCGTCAAACTCACGCTCAATTTCAGCTGCTCTTTCTTCAACCACATCATCGGTGATTTCTTCTAGTTTCTTACGCGCTTCTGTGGCAATGTTCGCCATTTTATCACGCAAAGTTTTTATCTCAGACATATGAGATCCTTTCATTTAGGGAGAAATTTTGCTTTCATCTTTAAGCGCCTTATGACGCTGTGATGTCTGCGTTTTGCGTGTCGCGCTTTTCGGTACTCCTCCAACGCATCAATTCCACTTCTAAGACCTATAGAAGTTGACTCATACGCTGGGGTTGTAACAATGCTTACATCGTGCAAATCAGCCCTAGTAATGGTGCGAGTAGGCATTTCACCTTCATCGTTCCATTCTTGCTGTGTTGGTACGAAAGCAAACGACATTTTGTCCAGATCACCCCGTTTCATCTTAGGGAGTATTGACCGAACGTCGGGATCTGAGGGATCTAGATTAGCTCTTATTTTAAGACCTCTTTCATCCTCAGATAATTCTAGCGTACCGGAACGGGTACGCGCTAATGGCAAACCAGTGTGATTGATTAGAAAAACAACATCATCACGATCTACAGCCTCAGTAAATGCACCACGCGCTATCTGCTCTTGCCACTTACCAGCTATTACCGTTGGGCTGTCAAAGACCGCTGCATAACCCTCAACTGCTACAGTACCGTCTTCAGCCTCTCTCACCTCTAAGCTAGGTGCTGGACGCGACTCCCTGTATTTGTTTTTATCTTTTTTCTTTTTCTTGCCGTTCATACTTTCCTCAACATCCTCATCGTTTAATCTTTCAGCTACGACTGTAAGTGTTGAGAATTTGTGACCGACAAGCTGACCCGTGGGGGAGTAGCCGTCATCTGCCTCACGATACAGCATTATAAGTGCTGCTGGGTCATCTTCTGTTGCATTAAGACTAAAATCGGTATCTGGCACGTTAAGCGAACCGTCTCTGACTATGCGTCTTACTTTACCGTAAGCCCTGCCACCCGAACTATCCCAGCTGACAAAATCTCCGACTTTCACTCCATCGGGTGCTGCTCTATCTTCCATGCGTTTATCTTCCTCACTTTTTGAGTATCTGTTAGCGAAAGCCTTTCCAGCGTCTCCACCCCATAACGCCCATGCTATACGTCCAGCTGAGGGATAGCCTTTCTCACCTTGGCTAAAACCCTCACCCTTTTTGTCTACTTCGTGTCTTGCAAAGTAGCTTTTCATTCTCCTAATCGTGCTAAGAGAAAGATCCTTATTGTTTGCAATATCTCGCGCTCTAGCTACACCTACAGCTGTACCGCCTCTGTTAAACTCTCTACGCCAATCAAGACCGCGCCTTGCTTCCTCACGCATCCCCTGAGTAGGTTTAACCATCAAAGTTGACTGACTGTGTATTGATCGGAACTGTTGCGCCTTGGATCAGCAAATCATCACCACTGGCCTTTGCAGCTAGCCCTTCAATCTCTCTAACTTCATTTGGCGTTTTAACAGCGTTTTGTATTGCAGCAGCGTGTGCTTCCATACGGGTTTTCAAATCACCTCTAAGCAAGCTATCTACATTGTAGCGAACCTCTAAACTGCTCTCACGACCAAACAGCTTTAAATTCATTTCCTGTTCTGTCTGCTCAATCCAGCGCCTTAGCGTATGCTTTACAAAATGCAGATCTTGTTGCTCATTGTTACTAAATGTGCCGTTGCTCAAGTCTTGTAGGAAAACAGGCGGTAGGCTGTATATACGTGCAATCTGCTCAAGTAAAAATCTCTGCAATTCAATCAGTTGCATTTCGCTAGGACTAAAGCCTACCGCCTTTAATTCGTGTCCAGCTGGTAGAGCTAATACTTGCCTACCTTCTTTTGCTAGTTTTGCTGTTGCCGCTGCAACATCTTCTGACGCTCTTTGTGCAGCCGCGCCAGATTGAAAACTTCCCTGGAGCGACATCGGAGGAATACCGCCTGACTGAAAAGCTTTTGACCCATACCGCGTGGCTGCTATGGCTAGACCAACAATATCTTTGTTAGTAATAATAGGGGAGCGAATATCTAAGTTGTTATGCTTAGTCATATATGTAAAATCAAGAACCTCAGAAGCTGAATAAGTTTGTGAGGTTGTTCTGTAAGCACGACTTAAAAAACCATTATCATCTTTTGTTTCGACAACAGTTATATCCGCTGGATCAATAGGAACTAAATCAGTTACATCACCACGGGCATTACGGACAATTAATGTAACGGATCTACCACCTGTAAGCACTTGCTCGAATGAATACTTACGCCAATGAAAGCTAGAGGTAGTTGGGTTTACAGCGCGATTCATCCATGCGCCTATACCTGTTGTCTGCTTTTCCCCGTTATTAAAAATCTCAAGAGGCAAAGAAGCTAGCGTGCCAGAGATAAAATTAACAGCCGCCCAAATAGACGGAACGCCTAAAGCGTTATCAATATTTACATCAACGCCAGCAGTAGAGTTTGTATTTCCAAAACCAATTAAATCAAAAAAATTATTTCCGGTAAAAGGCGTATTTGGGTTTTCTAAAGTTCTAGCTTCTACTTTTTTAAAGCTGTCAAATATTCCCATACCTACACCGCCAGTTTAAAATTTGGATCATCCCAGGCGCTAACCTGTTGTAATTGCTCATCTTTTCCTATTGCGCCAAGTGCCATTGCTAAGGCAACAAGACCGTCAATCTTTGAATAGCTCTTTGCTTTGTGAAGCTTTCTATTTCCAGCTGGGTCACTTGTGGCAACCGCCCCAGCTGCACACATATTTAAAATGGGGTGATCCCCGTGGTTAAGCTTTCTATCAACTACCAGACGCTCAAGCTTTTCGATTGCTGGAGACATATCCCTAAATCCTTGACCGTGTGGGGTCATAGGAATATCAGCACCAATTGCATCAAGCTCACGCTTGAAATCGTTTATACGCCAGCGATCAAATGCCAGCAGTTTAAGGTCATATGTCTCAGCAACCTCAGCAACAAACCTAGCAATAATCTCCGGCTGTATTACAGCGCCCTCAATTGTATGCAGAAACCCTTGCTTTGCCCATAGATCATATGGCACTTTCTCGCTTTGAGACTTATCCCTCAGCCCGTCCTCTGGAAGCCAGAAGTGAGGCACAACGTCAAAGCTTTCACCGCGAGGGAAAACCAAAACTAGAGCAGTTAAATCACGACTAGCTGACAAATCTAAACCAGCAAAACAAATGTCAGCAGGTTTATGATTGGGAGCAATTTTGTTAGCTTGCCATTCAGCCCTAGAGAGAAATGGACTTTGTGCCTCTATTCTTTGGTTGAGATATAACCACCTAAAACTATTAGCTTTAGCTGGTAGTCTTTCAGCTTGCTTTGCAAAATCTTTTATATCTGCAACAGACCTAAACTTTCCTAATGCTGGGTTTGCTGCTTTCCATGCTTTCCTATCTGACAAGTCACACTCAACAGGAGCACTATAGACGTGGCTAACTATTCTAGGATCTTTTGCATTATCAGCATCGTCTAGCCACTGAGAAAATAAATCTCCGTCAGTTGCAGACTGTGTAGAGATAGCAATGAGTAGGGGAGAGTTATGTGCTCCCTGGGCAGTTTCTATTGCCTCAACAAAGCTATCCTGATTTCCCCTTACCTGCCCAAGTTCATCTAGTATTGCCAACACGGGTGACAGCCCGTGTGCAGTATTAGCCTCAGCTGATATTGCCCTGTATTCTACGTTACAGATCAAGCCTAACAGCGTTTTTTGTGACGGTACTATTCTTACAATTTTGTGAAGCTCAGGATTAAGCCTAACCATTTTTTCAGCTAGCTTGTAAACCAGTGACGCTTGTTCCCGTGATCTAGCGCCACTGATTATCTGACTGTTCTGTTTTGCTTCACTTCCAACTAAGTGAGCGAGTACGATAGCAGCTATTAAAGCTGACTTACCGTTTTTTCTTGCGACACTTAAATAGGCTCTGCTAGTTCCATTTGGGTTGTCATAAACGTCAATGATAAACTTACGCTGAAAAGGCATAAGCTTAAAAGGCTTGCCAACGTGCTCACCTTCCGGAATCAAGCAATAGCGCTCTATAAATTTGCAGACCTTCTGACCTCGCGTCATTGTGGCCTTGCTAATAACCCATCATCTAAAGGGTTATCAGCCTCAATACTTTGAGCAATCGCTGTCTTTTTGTTGGCTACATGTTGCTCTTCTCGCGCACGCGCATTGACCCCCAAAGATCTACGCAGTGACAGCAAGTCTCCCGTCAAGCTTTTTACTATTCTAACCCTAGGATTTTCTACACTTGTTCCGTTTTGACGGGTGGTTATGTAGCCCTCAGAGCGCAAAGCTTGCTGCTCTGTGTTAAGATCTGCCATTGTTCTAGCCATCATTGCGGCAATTTCTAGAGCGTGTTGTGTCCACTGAGATCTAGCAAATTCGTTTATCACATTATGAAAAAAAGGTAAGTCGCTTTTATCTAGTGGAGTGTTGCTTGGTACGTGTACAGGCTGCGCTCCAGCTTTCATTATAGCCGCTGCACTTTCTTTGCTGTCTGTCCTAGTTCTAGCCATATTTCGATAAAAAATCCTAGTTTACAATGTGTGTTTGTGTGTGATGCCGTCCTC